CAATCAGTCCTACACTAGCAACTGGTGGTAAATGTATTATTACATCAACGCCCAACAGCGATGAAGATCAGTTTGCTACCCTATGGAAAGGTGCTAACAAGTGTATAGATGAATATGGTAATCCAACAGAAGTTGGTGTTAACGGATTTAAATCATTCCGCAGTTATTGGAATGAACACCCTGATCGTGATGAAGCTTGGGCTACGTCAACAAGAGCACAGCTAGGTGATGAGCGTTTCCGTCGTGAGATGGACTGCGAATTTATCATCTGGGACGAAACCTTGATCAATCCAAGTTATTTGGTTGAAATGCAGGGAGTAGAACCTATAGAACGTCAAGGACAAGTACGCTGGTTTAAGAAGCCCAATCCTGCGATGACCTATGCTGTAGCCCTAGATCCTAGTTTGGGCACAGGTGGTGATCCTGCAGGTATACAGATATTTGAATTACCTACATTTACTCAAGTAGCAGAATGGCAACACAATCGTACTCCAATACAACAGCAAATCAGTATTTTAAGTGAAATTACCAAATACCTCAGTGAAACTGTTCCTCCTAATAATATCTATTATAGTGTGGAAAATAATGCTATAGGTGAAGCTGCTTTAGTAAGTATTGCAGAAATTGGTGAGGAAAATATCAAAGGTACCTTCTTAAGTGAACCCGGCAAAGTCGGCGGTGGAAGAAGATATCGTAAAGGATTTAACACTACAAATAAGAGTAAAATCACTGCCTGCGCTAAACTCAAAAGCCTAATAGAAACCAAACGTATGACTATTAGCAGTCGCAATTTAATCAGCGAATTAAAAACATTTGTGGCCCACGGTAGCGGATATGCGGCTAAACCAGGTGAAACTGACGATCTAGTAATGAGTGTGATATTAGTCGTACGTATGGCCCAACTGCTACAAAGCTATGATGCTAGTTTGGATAATATAATGAAAGATGAACTAGATATTATCGAGCCAATGCCCTTTATAATGCTTTAAGATAAATAATACTATGCGCGAAATAAACAAAATTGCAGAAAATCTATTTGAAAAAATCCGTGACAGATTTGAAGATGTCAGCTTAGGTGACGAAAACGCCAAAGCCACACAGGATCCAGAAAAGGCACGTTTTTTCAACTTTGATTACTCAGTAGATGAACATAATCATGGTAATATTACCCTTAGCATTATCGATGAAACCAGTCTGAAAGTGTATTTCAGTAAAAATATGAGCGGTAAGTTGCTAGATCACGAACATAAAAAACAATGGTATGCATTTTTAAGAGAACTGCGTGAATTTGCCCGCAGGAATCTATTGAGTTTTGAGCCCAGAGATATCACACGTTCAACACTTAAACATCGTGATATACAGCAACAAAGCAAAGCAGACAGTACCTACAGTAAAGATGAAGTAGTAGCAGAAAGTCGCATGTATGGTACAGTAAAGCGTAGTTATGAAAGTTTTGGTCCTGTACGTATTAAACTAGCACACACCAAACCTATCATGGACGAAGCACATGGTGCACGTAGTCGTAATATTGCCGCAGTATTTGTTGAAAACGATCAAGGTGAACGTTTCCGATTACCGTTTACTAACCTAACTGGTGCACGTGCAATGGCACGTCATGTATCAGCCGGCGGTGTTCCCACAGATGAGTTAGGAACACACATCACAGAAATGGTTAACGAAATGTCAACACTACGTCCTTTTGTGCGTGGCATGGCTCGTAGAACATTTGAAGATACTGTTACTAAAGAAATGGTAGAATCAGCATTTGGTTATCACGCATTGTTAAAAAATACCTTGAAAAAAATCAAAGGTAAGCGTGGTTATACAGAATATAAAGAAAGCTTCAAACCAGCATTAAATGAACAAGATGCTGATGTTGAAGGATTGAAAGAATTGTTTGTTAAGAAAACACTTGATGAACGTATTGAACAAGCATTACCCCTAGTACAAAAGGCCTATAATATCATGAAAGAAAATAATAATCCATACGCACAACAGTTTGAAAATTGGGCTAGCACAGTTGCAGAAGGCAGCTGGGCACTTCCAAACAGTGAAGATGAAGTTAGCCAATTGATCGAATTATTAAGCGAACCATTACCAGTTGGTGTAGACGCACAAAATGCTACTAACGCATTATATCATATATTAGGGGATGATAGATTATTTGATCGTCTAGGCGAACTAGCAGAAGTAGATCCTAACGAAGATGCACGTGATGTGGTACTTGCTTGGTTACAAGACAATCTACCACATATCTATCAACAGATTGAAAATGAAATTGGGGATCCTGACTATCCAGCAGAACCAGCAGAACCAGGAGATGAGGATTTAGAAGAATCATATACTCCATCACCAGTGGTTATCAATGGTAAAACTGTTGATTTGGGCAGTATCGAATTAGACGGGGTTGAATCATGGGATCGCCCAGATTACGCAGATGCTTACGCAGTTGCCGCAGAATTTACAGATGGCACCCCTTTAACCGATGATGAATTAGATGAACTAACCGAAAAACATGGTGATATCATTAACATGAAAGCGCATGACATGTTAGAAAGCATAGCATCAGACACAGCAGAAGAAAACAAATCAACATTAGACGCAAGTTCAGAACATGGACAAGGAATTCCGGGCTCTACTAGAAATATGATGGCACTACCAGAAGATGATGAACAGGACGATGACGGTGGTATAGAAGCAATCATGAGTGCTATTATTCGTCGTATTGCACATAGCCACCATGACTTATTAATGAAATTAGGACCAGACGGTGTATTAGAGGCTGCACGTGAACAAGCAGAATTTTCAGCACCAGTAGACGAAATTGGCTCAAGCGATGTTAGTGCGTGGGTAGCAAATATTAAACGCAGAGCAGGTATAGATGAAAATTTAGATTCAAAAGTACCAAGCGACAGTACAGCAAGCCCATTAACATATACAGAACTAGAAGAATCATTTAACCAGGCATTATCAGAAAATACCCAGGAAATAACAGAAGATCAATTATCAGATAAACTGCAATCATTTGTAGGACAAACCTTTTATGTTCCAAAAGAAGGTAACAAAGGTACAGTATCACAAGTAGCAGATCCAAAAAGATTTAAAAATAGTTTAGTAGTTGATTTAGATAATGGAACAACAACAGTGGTACATTTTACAGACTTAGAAGCAACAACTCCGGGCATAGTAAAACAGACATTGGACAAACTCAAATCATTGGTAACAGGAGGAGCAACACCCCCGTTACAACCAAAACCTTATGGACAACAACCATTTGATATGAAAGAAGATATACTCAGACTAGCAGGCTTAACAAAATAATTCCTCGGGATGGGAAGGGCAGAACCCGCTTCGGCGGGTTTTGTTTTGGCTAAAAAGTTTGAAAATAACACTTGCGGAATAAATAATATTAGCGTATTATGTAAAGATGCATAACACGTTTAGGCATATTAAAGACCAACTTAAAACAAAAGGAGTAATACCATGGCAACATCATTAGCAGAAATCCGTGCAAAGTTACAGGCACAAGAATCACGCAGTTCAGGTAACAATTCATCACAAGGTGGCGACAACGCTATCTACGCTCACTGGAACATCGCAGAGGGCCAAAACGCTCGAATCAGATTCCTTCCAAACGCAAATCCAAAAAATGACTTCTTCTGGGAAGAAAGATTAATGATTAATCTTACCTTTGCAGGCGTAAAGGGTCAAGCAGACAGCAAACCAGTTACAGTACAAGTACCATGCGTGGAAATGTATGGTGAAGCATGTCCAGTACTTGCAGAAGTACGTACATGGTTTAAAGATCCAGCATTAGAAGAAATGGGTCGTAAGTATTGGAAAAAGAAATCATATTTGTTCCAAGGATTTGTACGTGATAATCCATTAGCAGATGACAAATCACCCGAGAATCCAATTCGCAGATTTATCATCAGCCCACAGATTTTTAACTTGATCAAAGCAGCCTTGCTTGATCCAGAGTTAGAAAACTTACCAACAGACTACCAAGGTGGGTTGGACTTTACAATTAGCAAAACATCAAAAGGTGGTTATGCTGATTACTCAACTTCAAAATGGTCACGCAAAGAATCTGCATTAACAGCAGAAGAAGCGGCAGCAGTTGAACAATTTGGTTTGTATAACTTATCAGAGTTCCTTCCTAAGAAACCTAGTGATGTTGAACTTAAAGTTATCAAAGAAATGTTTGAAGCATCAGTGGACGGTCAAGCATATGACGCAGATCGTTGGGGTGCTTATTACAAACCAAGAGGTGTTAACGTTGTAGTTGCTAACAGTGCTGCACCAGCGGCGGCTCCGGCAACACCAGCACCAGTGGCAGCTACACCAGCACCACAAGTCAGTGCTGAGCCAGCTATCCACGAAGATGATGGTGCTTTAGACACACCAGCGGCTCCTACAGCCCCAATAGCAACACCAGCAGGTGGTGCGGCTAGAGCTGAAGACATCCTAGCGATGATCCGCAATCGTCAAAAGACATCTTAATAAGAAAAGGTAACGGGTAGGGCACAAGCTCTACCCAGTTATTTCAACGAGGATAAAATTATGGCAAAACCATTCGATATTAGCAAATTCAGAAAATCAATTACCAAGAGCATTGATGGTCTAGGTATTGGTTTTAATGATCCAACTGATTGGATCTCAACAGGTAATTATACACTTAACTATCTTATTAGTGGTGACTTCCACAAAGGTGTACCCTTAGGTAAAGTTACAGTGTTTGCAGGTGAGTCTGGTGCAGGTAAATCATTTATCTGTTCAGGTAACTTAATCAAACATGCTCAAGAACAAGGCATTTATGTTATCTTGATTGATACAGAAAACGCACTTGACGAAGCATGGTTACACGCATTAGGTGTAGACACAAGCGAAGAAAAATTATTAAAACTTAACATGGCTATGATTGATGACGTGGCTAAGGTTGTTAGTGACTTTGTTAAAGAATACAAACTACTACCAGCAGAAGAACGTCCAAAAGTCTTGTTCGTGTTAGATTCACTAGGTATGATGTTAACTCCAACAGACGTTAATCAGTTTGAAGCAGGTGAAATGAAAGGTGATATGGGTCGTAAACCTAAAGCACTTACAGCACTTGTACGTAACTGTGTAAACATGTTTGGTACACTCAACTTAGGACTAGTAGCAACTAATCATACG